GAGGGGTTCTTTGATAAGTTTGGAAATCCAGTAATCAACGATCCATCAAAAGTTATAGAAGGCCTTGATGGTGAGGACATCATATTTGGTGCAAAAACATATCTCAAGAACGAGCGAGAAAGCCTTAAGAATGATCCCTCAGAGCTAAATGAGGTAACTAGGCAGTTTCCGTTTACTACAGACGAAGCGTTTAGGGACAGCATCGACGGTAGTCTATTCAACATCGGAAAGATCTACGAGCAGATTCAATACAATGACGATCTGTTTCCAAACCCTGTAGTCAGAGGCAACTTCGTCTGGAAGGACGGCGTGCAAGACACAGAGGTTGTATTTAAGCCTGACCCCAAGGGTAGGTTCAAGATTGCTTGGATGCCCCCTGACAATTTGAGAAACCTCAAGAAGGAAGAGAGGGGTAAACGTATTGCACCTAATGCAGAGCTGGGGGTAGGCGGGGTTGACTCCTATGACCTTGACGCCACCGTCGATGGACGGGGGTCTAAAGGAGCGCTACATCTCTACAACAAGTTTCACATGGAGCATCCATCAAATATGTTTGTAGTGGAGTATGCGTCCCGTCCGCCTTTGGCTAAGATCTTTTACGAAGACTGTCTCATGGCTGCTGTGTTCTACGGGTACCCGCTGTTGATTGAAAACAATAAGTACGGTATCGCAAGATACTTTGAATCAAGGGGTTATGATGGATACCTAATGTCAAGGCCTTCACACTTGAGAGCCGCCAACTCAAAGGTCAACGTAAAAACCAAGGGCATCCCCTCAAACTCACAAGATGTAATCCAAGCTCATGCACACGCCATTGAATCATACATACATGACCATATTGGCATGCACAGAGAGACAGGGGAGTACGGTAAGATGTATTTTAACAATACTCTTGAGGACTGGATTGGCTTCAAGATCAACGACCGTACTAAGTTTGACCTTACGATTAGTTCAGGCCTTGCTCTCCTTGGTGCTCAAAAATCAAAGCTCAAAAAGAAAGAGGTGAACTTTGATGAGAAGAAGTTCTTCAGAAGATACAAGCCAATCGGGTGACAATCAGATTATTTCTATATTTGCAAAAATGCAGAATCTCTGATGTACGGTAACAACAAAAGGCAGAGTAAGAGCTTTCCAGACCCACTAGCCCCCCAGGATATAAAACAGGGGAAGAAGTATGGCCTGAAGTACGCTAAAGCCATAGAGGGACAGTGGGGTAAGATGCAGGATACTGAATCTCTCTACAGAAGAAGAAATAAGACCTGGGAGAGAAATCGCGATTACGCAAACGGAACTCAAGACACCAATATATACAAGAGGATTCTCACTTCGATGGATCCCAACTCTGCTGATGGTAGTCTCGTAAACCTTGACTACACTCCAGTCCCCATACTCCCTAAATTCTCTAGAATTGTGGGGAACAAGATTTTGTCTAGAAACCCGTATCCAAACCTGGAGGCTATAGACCCTATCTCTTCCTCAGAGAAGAATAAGGAAAAGCAGAGAATCAAGACGCAGGTACAGATCAAGCCAGAGCTTGAGGCTCTTAAGGCACAGACTGGAGGTCTCGTTCTCGACAAGGACCCAGCTGAACTTCCAGATACATTGGAGGAGGCTGAGATCTTTTTGGAAACCAACCTTAAGACTGATGCAGAGATAGCCGCTCAGATTGGCACCAATCTCACGCTCTCTTGGAACAACTTTAATGACAACATCTACAGAAGGTGTGTCAATGACTTAGTTGCCTTGGGCATGGCTGTTGTCAAGAGGTCAAACGACCCTAACTACGGCATCAAGACAGAATACGTCGACCCCTGCACTTTCGTCCACAGCTACACTGAAGACCCTGGCCTCAACGACCTTACATACGCTGGGCACATTAAAAAGATCTCAATACAAGAGCTGAAAAGAATCGCAGGAGATCAGTTTACGGAGGAGGACTATGCTAAGATGGCTCAGGGGGCTGCTGGCATGAATGGCAACGATTCCAGCAAGCTCAATCAAAGCTATTTTGACGATTACCTGAAGAGAAACGCTTTCGGGTACGACGAATACATGATTGATGTTCTTGACTTTGAGTTTATGTCAGTTGACTGCATGCACTTCGAAGACAAGGAGAATAGATACGGAAATAAGCTTTTCTTCTACGAGGGTTTTACATACAAAGAAAGACCTGGTAGCGTCTTTGAGCGCGAGCCAAGAAAGATGCACATTGCCACCGTGTATGGCGGAAGCTATATTGTTGGCACCAACTTTATGTACGACTACGGCATGAAGGCAAACATGCCTAGAAACATCCACGATATTTCTAAGTGCCGTATGTCTTACTCAGCCGTCTCTACCAATCTTCGGAGGATGATACCGAAGTCTATGGTGGATAGCTGTGTTGGTTTTGCGGACATGCTCCAGATCACACACCTCAAGATTCAGCAAGCCATTGCCAAGGCAAAGCCTGATGGATTGATTATTGACATTGAGGGGTTGGAGAATGTTCAGCTTGGGAAAGGGGGTGAGCTTCAGCCTTTGGAGCTGCACGACATCTACGAGCAAACTGGCGTCTTCTACTACAGAAGTAAAGACCCAGAGGGCGGTTTCCAAAACCCACCTATCCGTGAGATTGGAAATAGCATTAGAAACATAAACGAACTCATTGGTATTTACAACCACTACCTGCGACTCATCAGGGACGCTACGGGTGTTAATGAGGCGATGGATGCAAGCTCTCCGAAGGGGGATGCTTTGGTTGGCGTTCGCGAGCAAGCTATTGCTGCAGGAAACAATGCCATCTATGACATCACTAACGCATCTATGGTACTGTTCAAGAAGGTTTGTGAGGACGTTGTCAAGTGTCTTCAAATTATTCCTTCGGGGTCTGTTTTGATGAAGGCCTATGAGAACGCCATCGGGGAGGAGAACATGAAGGTTCTCTCTAGCTTCTCTGATCTGCCAATGTACAACTTTGGTGTAAGCGTTCAGAAGGAGATGGAGGACATGGAGCGTCAGTTCCTTGAGCAAAATATTCAGGCTTCTTTGGCTCAAAAGGAGCTGGACCTTGAAGATGCAATCGCCATTAGACAGCTAAAAGACATCAATCAGGCTGAACGCCTTTTGATTGTTCGTCGTCAAAAGCGCATGAAGAAGGCTCAGGAGCAAGCTCAGCAAAACTCACAGATGCAGGCTCAGCAACAGGCCCAAGCTACTCAAGCAGCTTCTCAAGCTAGGCAGCAAGAGATGCAGATGGAGGCTCAGATTGAGGCTCAAAAGATGCAGATGAAGAATCAGCTTGAGATACAGCTCGAAAGCGCGAAGCACGAGTTCCGCAAGGAGATTGAGATGATTAAGGCTCAAGCTACTCTTGGATTCAGAACTGAAGATCAAGAGTTCAAGGAGAAGCTGGAGGTCCTCAAAGAGGATAGGAAGGACGACCGCATCAAGAAGGAGTCCACTGAGCAGAGCAAGCTTATCTCTCAGAGGCAGGGTAAGCGTGGAGAAATGACTGAACCTATGGAAGGTTCAGAAGGATCACAAGACATTGATGAAATACTCGGACTGTAATGGCTAAGAAGGTAAACCTAGATGTAGCACAAACCCTGAACATCACCTGCAGACGCGGTGATACGTTTCAGCTCAACATGACTCTTAAGGATTCTGAGGGAGTGCCTCTTGTTCTTGACGGGTCTGTCGGAAATAACGGTGCCTACACGTTCGCTATGCAGGTCAGAGAGTCTGCTTTTCAGGATGACGGCACGGGACTTATAGCGTCAACCACAGAGGGGGTTCCTGCAGATGCCTCTAGCGGGTCATACGTCCTGATAAACGAGATCAAGGGGAGCTCAAGCGGAGCGATATCTATCTTTATTCCTGCGACCGAGATGCAGAAAATACCTTCTGGAAGATACGTGTATGACTTGCAGTCCGTCAACCCAGCTTCTGCTGGATCTGACTTCAACGACGTCGATGTCGTAAAGACAATCCTTAGAGGATCGTTTGTGGTTAATGAGGACGTGACGGACACATCCAACCCTGTTACTGAAGACGCAGAGGCCAGGTTTGCTCGTCAGATTAGAGAGAGTAGAAACTACTAATATCATTCTGCTTGTCTAATCCTGCAGAAATAATTGTAGGGGGATCTGGTTCTACTTCGATCTCCGTTGATTCCACAGGAGGACAATCTATACTTGTCAGCCCTGTCGGAAGCACTTCTGTTTCCGTTGGTTCCGCTGAGTCTCAGTCAATATCTATAACCTCGTCATCCACTGAGGTTACTGTTTCCTCCCCAGACGCTCAGTCTGTTTCTGTAACCAACACCCCTATAACGGTGGAGGTGTTTACTGGCAACAGCCCAGACATTGGGATAAAGAGACTAAGGGACCTTGAGGATGTCATCGGCGACCCTACAAGTGGTCAAATCCTTATCTACAACGAAGGGGAGAACAACTTTCAGTTTGGAGATCAACAAGGGGGTAGTGGCGTCGGGGGAAGTGACGAAGAGCTTACCGACTACGCCATCACGGTTACCAATACTGACGGGGCATTTAGCACGATCAAGGACTTCACATACGAGAAGTTTACGAGTATGACCAATATACTCAATGACATTCTGAATCCGTACACCAGAACCAGTGTTGAGCTTACGGGGATGGATGGGACTAAAAATGGTTCGACCTTTAGTCTTGACACAGGAGCATTTAGAAGCGTCGAGGTTGGCTCCAATATCATTTTTAACACGTTCTCTTATTTCGTTCCTGAGCCTGACAAAGTGAAGGACGGTAGTATTGCCTTGACAAAAGACGGTTCGGATTATATGTCTGGACTTGCTGAATCAAATACGAACAATGTCGCATTGAGCCCGATCATATCTGCTCAGCATAACATTCCTCACACAGACACCTACCGTATCACAGCAACTGACAACGGAAACCCTAACGGTCAAGAGTACCCTCTAGGCTCCAACATAATGACCGTTAAGTGGAGATACAGGGTTGGTTTGGCTGCATATCACACAGCCCCGACTGACAACGCCTCTGCCACAGACATATACAATAACTTGGTTTCCTCTTCCTTGAAGGATGATCCAGGCAGTAATCCTATGGATTTCACTTGTAGTGAAGAGAATGCGTCTGACTCTAACTTTTCGTTTTTGATTTGGCCATCAACCTTTGGCATATTAAAGTCTGTCCTGCAAAACAACTCTACAGATGTAACAGCTGACTTTGGGCTTGTCGGTCAGTACACAGTTACGAATTTAAACGGTGTAGCCATAACTTATTATATTTACAAAACGAACGACACAGGAGCGTTCAATGATGATGTTGTGCTAACCGTAACCCTAAAAGATGCCTGAATTTCCTGGTCAAGTTAGGCATTCTAACGAGGCCTACCCTGTATTAGACCTTACAGACGGATCAGGCCAGTTTAATCAGACTGGCAAGAGCCCAGTCAAGGGTATCGGTGTATTTACAAACATTGCAAGCAGATCTGCAATAACCTCTAGATATAGAGCTAAGGGCTACCTGGCTGTGGTTGGTTCTACACCATTTGTATACACCAAAGACACCACGGACGATGCCGATTGGGCAACAGAGGGCAACTGGGCTGGTCTTTCCGCAACAAACGGATTGCCTGCTGGTGGCCTTGAGCACAATGCCTTGGTCAAACTCTCTGACACTAACTATGATGCTGGATGGACTGGGGACCCAGAGTTCTCGACTCTCAGTCTTAAAAAGCAAGATCATCCAGCGCTCAACTTCCTGCCCAATCAAACTGCATCCACCACCGACGGTACCGTGCTTGGCCGCATAGAAACCAAAGGCATTAGTTCTTTCGGCGGAGCCCTTGAGGTTCCAGGCCCCAAAATAGATTTTGTTCAGAAAAGTGCTGCGGGAACTACGCAAGTCGGAGGGGCCATTGAGTTCTACACGAGCGATAGCACCTTGGGGGTAGAAAAGGCCTTCACATTGAACGAAGAAAAAACAGCTATATTTGCATCACATTCTTCAGAGCCCACCCCTCACTCTGGAGGTATATATTATAACTCGACAAACGATTCTTTTTACGTGGGGGTTGAAGATTAAAAACATTTGAAATGAGTACATGGAAAAAAGTAGCCCTGCATGACGACATAGGCGTATTTGCAGGTGGTGGTAGCACAACTGAGCTTGGAGGCTCAGAAAACGACATCCTGATCGTCGGCACTGGGGGTGACATTACTCACTTCACCCCAGGTTCAAACACCATTATTGTAGGTGAGGGCGGTGTAGCCGCAAACTACACGTTTGCTTCAGGTCAAGATGTCGTCGCGGTATTCCAGTCTGGATCTGACACCATTGAACTCAACCTCGGTACAGGGGTCGTAGACACCTCTGAGTTGGCGGATGGATCTGTAAAACTCAGCAAAATAGCTGACACTGATTTTGACGACACAAGTTCTGGTGTTGAGCTTACTGGAGCTATATTGTACTGGAATGCAACTGATCAGGCTGCTCTTCTTCCCACTGGCGGAAGCGGCGCCCAAGGTCAGGTACTTACTGTACAAGCCAATGGCATTCCAGCCTTCCAAGCTGCGGCAGCAACAGACACTATAGACATCCTTGATGGATCCGCTGGGACGGCGGCCATGGGATTGCTTTTCGGTTCGGAAACAACCACTGGTGGACTCGCTGGAGACAAGGTTTTCACTGACGGACTTGTTGGCGGCCCATACAAGCTTTCCTACAACCCCTCTGTATCTACGGTATCTCATCCATCCTTTGGTGGCGGAATGGTGCTCAACGCAGAGCCATTTACGACGACCCAAGGCTCCGCTGCTTTGTTCTCTGAATTTGGATTCCAGGGTGATCTTAGAGGTACCGCCACTGTAGCCAAGGGTGTTGAGACGACAGGAGTCTCCTCGGGAAGCTTCTTCCTTCCAATGGTTAAGTCGAGTGGGGATAACAACTTTGGTGCTTCGATAGGTGTCAACAGCGGTATACAGCTCACCCCTACAAGTGCTAGTACCACTGACGTAACTATTAACGGTAATCTCACCATTAACGGTGACGCCACCAAGGTTGAAATAGAGTCCGCAGAAGTTCAGATTGCTGACTTTAGAATCCTTCTC